AGATACAATTTTACGGATATCATTGCTAAAGGACGTCAAGAGATGAAGACAGCGTTGAGAAACGCCATGTTCAAGAATGCAATGAGTGGCAATGCCGCATTACAGATCTTCCTAGCCAAGAATATGTTGGGTATGAGTGACAACCCACACACTTCAGAAGACAACAAGATTTTACCGTGGAATGATAACTAAAATACAAAACCGATATTTGCTACAAGGACACAAATGAAATATCAAATACTTGAGGGTGATAACCGCGACACCCTTAAAACTCTCGCAGATAACAGCATAGACGCCATAGTCACAGACCCACCTTATGGCATAGACTTTCTAGGCAAATCGTGGGATGCTAACACTGGGGCACTAGAGACCTATCAAGAATGTCTTAGAGTGCTCAAGCCTGGAGGACATATTCTAGCCTTTAGTGCCGCAAGAACCTATCACCACCTTGCTGTCACACTGGAACAAGCAGGCTTTGAGATCCGTGACCAGATTATGTGGATCTATAGCAGTGGCTTTCCAAAGAGTCAAGATGTTGGTCGCCAACTGCATAAGAAAGAGCACGGCAAGCCAGACAAGCAAAGATTTAACAAAGATGAAATGGAACAACATTACAGTCCAGGTGGCGGAAGTAATGGTTTTGGTCGTTTGGCGTTTAGCGAAACAGAACCAGCAAAGAACGCACAGACCACATTATGGCGTCACAAAGAAAACGGCAAGATTTACAAAGCCTTGCCAGATATCAACGGTGATAGATTAGCAGTGAGCCACGAAGGTTCAAAGTATGGCACAGTCTATGAAGAAGTTATTCAAGTGGATAATGAGTGGTCAGGTTGGGGCACCTGTCTAAAGCCCGCACACGAACCCATAGCCTTGGCCCGCAAGCCTATAAAAGGCAGCATCAGAGACAATGTGTTGAAACACGGTGTTGGTGCTCTTAATATTGATGCTACTCGCATTCCCTATGAGAATCAAAAGGATATTGACACTTACCTAAACAACAAGCGTGGTCCTATGGAACGAGGCAATGATGAGGATGGCAAGAACATTCGTATGTTCAATGGTGAGACTGGTTTCAAAGCAGTCAAGCGTGAAGTCACTGTGGAACAAGACCTACCAGAACTTGGACGCTTCCCCTCTAATGTGATTGGTGAGATTGAAGCAGAATATCAAAAGTATTTCTACTGCCCCAAGGTGAGCCGTGCTGAAAGACACACAGGGTTTGATGATCCCAACACACAAGGCAACAATCACCCCACAGTGAAACCTATTGAACTAATGAAATATCTAATCAAACTTATTACACCACCAGGTGGCATAGTTCTAGATCCATTCAATGGTTCAGGAAGCACAGGTTGTGCCGCTGTGGAACTAGGCTTTGAATACATTGGCTGCGAACTAGATCCTGCCTATGTTGAGATCACCAACAAGCGTATTGCTGCCTGGAACAAGACTGACAATGTCTTTGAGGAGTTGTTCATTGCCGCTTAGTCTAGCACAAGCAGAGATTGCCAACAGTGCAAAAAGATTTAGAACTGCTATATGCGGTCGTAGATTTGGCAAGACCTACCTGGCCATACGTGAGTTAGCACGATTCGCCAGATTCCCCAATGCAGTCTGTTGGTATATCGCCCCTACTAGAATGCAGGGCAAAGGCATTGTGTGGGAAGAACTCAAAGAAAGATTAAGTGCCCTAAACTGGATTGCCAAGACCAATGAAAGTGATCTAACCATTACCTTGATCAATGGCAGTGAGATCACCATCAAGTCAGCGGATTCATATGATCGTATGCGTGGATTCTCAGTGAACTTCTGTGTGTTTGATGAGTTTGCTGACATGGATCCAGAAGTATGGACAGTGGTCAGACCTACACTAAGTGACACACAAGGTCACGCTTTCTTTATTGGCACACCCAAGGGTGGCAGATCATCCTGGGCCTATGACATCTATTCAGCAGACATCAAGAATCCTGATAGTTGGCAATCCTGGACATTTACCACCTTAGATGGTGGCCGTGTAGCACCAGAAGAAATAGAAGCAGCCAAGGCTGATATGGACGAACGTATGTTCCGTCAAGAATATCTAGCCACTTGGGAAGAGGCAGCAGGGCAGGTCTACTATGCGTTTAGCCGTGAGCACAATGTTAAGACCCCAGAGTTTGTGAACACAGACACCATATATATTGGTGCTGACTTCAACATCACACCTCTATGTGCCGTGATTGCTGTTCGCCAAGGAGAAACACTGTATGTCATTGATGAAATCACACTCTACTCCAGCAATACTGATGAACTCGCAGCAGAGATTAAATCAAGATATCCCAAGTCAAAAGTCTTCATGTATCCAGATCCAGCAGGCAGTGCCCGCTCTACTAAAAGCGGCGGCAGAAGTGATCACACCATCTTGGCCAACGCAGGATTCATCGTCAAAGCCCCTAGAAGCCATACCCCAATCAGAGACAGAGTCAACGCTGTAAACAGTCGTTTGTGTTCTGCAAGTGGCGTTAGACATCTGTTTATCAGCCCCAAGTGTAAATACACTATCCAATGTCTAGAGCGTCAGGTCTACAAAGAAGGATCAACAGCAGTCCCAGAAAAGGGTGAGTTTGATCACATGAATGACGCACTAGGCTATTGCATTGATTATTTGTGGCCTGTGACACGTGATAGACAACTTCAACCACAGACCAGATGGACGCATCAGATTGCAAATTAAAATTAGGAAAGAAAAATGAATTTAACCTTACAAGAACAATATAATCTACTAACATCTACTAATTTGCTACATCAGCGTTATAGAGACAATTGGGAGTATCTACTGAATTCCTACATGGGTGGCATTGAATATTCCAGAGGCAACTATCTCACAAAATATGTCAATGAAACTGCCAATGAATACATTGCTCGTATTGCTGCCACTCACCTTGAAAATCACTGCAAGTCAGTGATTTCTACTTATATTTCATTCTTGTTTAGAACACCTCCAGAACGTGACTTTGATCGCAATGGCGAATCATTTGAACTAGAAATGTTCTTGCGTGATGCAGACATGGATGGCAGATCATTTGATGCCTTTATGAAAGAAGTATCTGTATGGGCCAGTGTGTTTGGTCATTGCTGGGTGTTGGTAGTCAAGCCTAATGTGGGTGCAGTCACCCTAGCAGATGAACAGCAACAGGGTGTTAGACCCTATGTGAATCTCATAACTCCTTTGACAGTGAGTGATTGGAACTGGCGTCGCAATCTCAATGGCAGTTATGAACTAGACTATTTCAAATACATTGAAGATGCCAATGATTCAACTTCTACTATCAAAGAATGGTATCTAGATAAAATCATAACTTCAGTGATCAATCACAAGAACAGAGAGCTTCAAGAACAATTTGTAGAAGTCAATGGCCTGGGCAAGATTCCAGCAGTGTTGTCCTACAATCATCGTTCACCAGTCAGAGGTATTGGCGTAAGTGATATCTCGGATATTGCCAGAGCACAGCAGGCCATATACAACTTGACCTCAGAGTGCGAACAAAGTGTTCGCATCAATGGCCATCCAGCATTGGTCAAGACTGTGGGATCTGAAGCATCAGCAGGTGCTGGTGCTATTATCAATATGGAAGACAATCTAGATCCTGGACTCAAGCCATATATGTTGGCAGTGAGCACAGACATACAAAGCATATTCACTGCTATATCACACGTCACAGACAGCATTGACAAGATGGCCAACACTGGTTCAGTGAGAAGCACAGAAAGTCGTAGAATGAGTGGTGTGGCACAAGAACAAGAGTTTCAATTGCTGAATGCCAAACTGTCAGAAAAAGCAGACAACCTAGAATTAGCAGAAGAACAGATATGGCAGTATTGGTTTGAGTATATGGGTCAACAGTGGATGGGTGAAATTGAATACCCAGGTTCATTCTCAATCCGTGACACACAGGCTGATGTTGAAAAATTAGTCAAGGCCAAATCTGCAGCCACTGACCCTGTGATCCTTAGAGTCATTGATGAACAACTGATTGAACTCATGGGTGAAGAGAAAGCTCGCTTGCCTTTCATTGATCCTAATCCACAGACTGGTAGAGTCTATGAAGACGGTGAACCCATTGCAGATTCATTGCCTGCAGCCTATCAACCTGCTGCCAATGCAGAAGTGCCAGAAGGTCAAAACTGTGGCAATTGTGAATACTACAAGCCTGGTGAACTATATTGCACCAAGTTTGATGCACCAGTTCGTGCAGTCTACTGGTGTGCCAAGTGGGAACCAGTAGAAGAAGATGAATACAACTAAGGAGATGGCTATGAACCAAGCAGGAAGAGGAATGGGACGTGGAAAAGGCAAAAAGCCACCAAAGCGTTAATTGGTATGACTACTTCAAGAGCATTCGTGAAGAATGCCCTTGGAGTTATGCCGCTTATCTCAAAGGCAAGATAGACATTGTAGAATACGAGGGTGTGAGATTGCCACTGGGTGATTACTCTGCTAGAATGTATTTGATTAGGGCCCCTGATAGCACAGTCACTGCCATAGCAAATGGCCTAGACTATGATGATCAAGAATGTGAGTGGTTGTATTCATACCCAGGTTATGGTGACTACGCCACTCCTGTTTCAGTGCTGATCCAGCAGAACAGAAAGGAACTCACAAATCTAAGATCACAGTTGAGTGTGGAATAACTACATATAACAGCATTTTAGGTTAAATGCTATAAATAAATTTTACAATAACTCTTAAGGAGGCGATGCTACAATGTCAGATAATACATTGGTAAACGATATGGCAACTGAGGCCGCTGCGGAAACAGCAATTCAGGCACAAGCAGACAAGACATTCACGCAAGAAGAAGTCAATGCTATTTTGGCTAGAACTAAAACTCAAATTGAGAAGAAGTTTGCCACCAAGTATCAAGACCTAGGTGATCCTGATGAACTTAGAACAATCAAGTCAGATTGGGAAAAGAAACAACAGGAACAACAGATCAAGCGTGGGGAGTTTGAAAAGACTCTACAAGAATTGGCTGCTAAAAAAGATGCTGAGATACACAAGCGTGACTCAATCATCAAAGAATACAAAGTGAATAGTCCTTTGTTAAGTGCCGCAGCCAAATATCGTGCAGTGGCTCCTGAACAAGTTAAAGAACTATTACACAGCAATGTTCGTTTGAATGGTGATGGTGAAGTTGAAGTAGTTAGTAGAGATGGTGCAGTTCGTTACAAAGACAACGGAAGTGCCTATGAAGTGGAAGACCTAGTGAGAGAATTTTTGGATTCGAATCCTCATTTTGTCTCAGCCACGCCTGCTACTACCAATACTAAATCTAGTGTCGCAAATGGTAATTCCAGCAAAATAGATATTAGTAAGTTGGATATGACAAATCCAGAACACCGCAAGCAGTATGCAGAACATCGCAAGGCCAGCGGTTACACAAGATAACCATAAACACATTTAGGAGATTATTATGGCCGGTTCAACAACCACAACATTAAACGACCTGTTACCAGCGATTACCGCTGAAGCAATGTTCGTTGCAAACGAAAGATCCATCATGCGTGGATTAGTAAAGAATTACAGTATTCCTGCCAGCAATGGTAAGACAATCACTGTGCCTATCTACCCAGTTCAAAGTGCTGCCGCATTGACTGAAGGTGATGAAGTTTCTAACACAGCAGTATCAACAGACGGCGTGACTCTAACTGTTTCCACAGTGGCAATCCGCACCATGATCACTGACTTGGTTCGTGCTTCAAGTGCATCTAATGTAGTTGCTGATATGGGCCGTTTATTCGGTGAAGCAATCGCTAAGAAAATGGACCAAGACCTATTGGCTCTATTCAGCGGTTTCTCAACAGGCGTAGGCAGTGCAAGCACAGCAATGTCAGCAGCCTTATTGGCCAACGCAGTTGCACGTCTTCGTGCTAACGCTGTTCCTGGCGACAACTTGGCTTGTGTGGTAAACCCATACGTGGCCTATGACTTGAAGTCAGCATTGACCAACACATTTGCTAACCCAAATGCTGGTATCATCCAGAACGAAGCAATGCAAACTGGCTATGTTGGCACACTATTTGGTGTTCCAGTATTTGAATCCAGCAACATCGCTAACACAGGCACCGCTGGTGACTATGTTGGTGCTGTGTTCCACCGTGATGCACTAGGCTTGGCAATGATTGGTGATATCAGCATCGAGACACAAAGACGTGCTTCGTTTGTTGGTGATGACATCGTTGCTTCAGCACACTACGGTGTTGGTGAACTATATGATGGCTACGGTGTTAAAATCACTGCAGACAGCTCATTAGTTGATCCTGCTTAATCCAAAGTAGTTTCTTTGCAAAACTAGAAGAGGGCTCACAAGGCCCTTTTCTTTTGGCTTGCATTTTGGATATATTTTGGTAAGATTTCACATTGACAAATGACCCAAACGGTGCTATTATAGTAATATGTTCAACAGCACACAGAAAGGTGCAAAATGGCAAATACAATGTATTCTTATACTCAAACAGTAGTCAAGTTTTCATACAAGACTCATACCAAAGAAAGTCGTTTTGATCACAGCGAAATTGATACTGCAAGATACGGTATTACTTTTAGTGTTCCTACAGAAAAAGGTTATGTCTATAACGATTTTGGTTATGAGCGTGTAGAAGAAGTCAAATCCAAATATCAATATCAGTTTGAGCGTCAAAGCCAAGATATTATTCAAACTCTACACGAAGAACTTGAAGCCAAACTCAAGAGTCTCAAACTTGAACTTGAACACGAACTGGCAGAAGAACTGTTAGTTGGTGTAGTGCCCAGCAAGAAGGTGGTGGCAAAATGAGTTATTATCACAGTCCAGAATTCCTTGTTTGGTGTCTAGAAAGAAATTTAGATCCAAATAGTCAAGCAGTCTTTGAATCTTATGTTTTTAGAGAGGTGGCAGAATGAACTTCAATGAACTAACTAAGCATATCAAACAGTTGAATGAACTTGAACAAATCAAACATCACCAACGAGCAACGGAGGCACTTGAAAGAATCAAAGAACTCCGCAGAATCGCAAGGTCACAGCAGGAAACTACTGCCTGTGCGGACACCTCTGGGCGAGTTCAATAATTCATATGCAGCCGCTCGAGCACACAAAATCAGCCTATGGACTTTCTGGGGCAAGGTCATGGATCCTCGTGATAATGGCTATGAACTTGTCAGCCTGCATGACCCTGGATAAGTTTGTCTGCACAGGCACAGGCACCTGTGATCTCAATCCCAAATATCAATCAGTGACAGCAGCCAAGTGGGTGTCACCTACACCGCAGACTGTGATTACAAATAATGGCACATATATGATTATGAGAAATCAATCAACTGGTGCCATAAACAGCATCAATCAAGTGAGTCGTGGTAAATAAAAATAACAGAGTTTGTGACATTACCCTGTTATGAATTAGTTCTCCACTAATCAAGACCCCTGGAAAGGACCCGTTAAACGGTCCTTTTCTTTTGGCTCGACTAAATACAGGGTGAGGAGAAGGACTCCTCAATCTTATTAATCGTGAAGGACACGCTATGGCTTATGCAACTTTTGACGACCTCAAACAGGTCGAACCAACTATTGATCAATATG